CTCACACTCTCACGCAGCTTGGCTTGGACTGTTGTGGCGACTGCTCCAGAGCCTGACTGGATAAAGCCCACCAAGGACGAGCCAGAGGAGGCCGCAAGCGCAGCGTAGATGTCTGCGGGATCAGCGGCTCCAGCTATGTTGTCGTAAGTGCCGATGGTGATAAACGCAGAGGTCTTTAAAACAAACTTGTAGCTCACGCCTTGCGTCAGCCAAATTTCGGTTTGCACTCGGCCAGCAGAATTTAAAACAATCGGATTGGAATTGGGGACGTTGCCTGCGCTTGTCGTATAGGTGGTCGCAGCAGTCGATGTCCCCGCAAGGTAGGTGTACAGCAGACCCCCAGCCAAAGGAGTCCCATTGTCAGTAAAGAACTGCCAGCCTGCGCCGCCAAGAAGGGAAAGATTGACGCTCATATCACTCCAGCAAGATTAAGCCGCCATCCTCTTGAACCAAATTGTCACTGTCTTCGGTCAAAAGGTTACTTTGCACAGTCGCATCCGCATATCCCGATAGAAACGAGATCACGCTGCCTAGCCCGATGGCTATGCCGTTTCGGACTGCAATGCCAAAGCTCATTGGATGTTAATCGGTTTGCAATAGATCGTACCATCTGTAGATACTCTAATTGCACTGACACGCCACACTGCACCTGTGCCCTGGGGCACTTTGAAAGGCACTGGGGTGAAAGGAGGGATAGGGGTGCTGCTGGTGGTGGCTGTTACGCCCTCGCCCACCAAAATGTAGCACGCCTGATCGGACCAGACCACAACACCTTGAGGGCCAGCAGGCCAAGTGCCAGTCACGCCAGCAGTGCCGGTGTAAGTAATGACTTTGCCGGGGAATGGGCCATCGGCCAGAGGGTTGAGAAGTTCCAAAATTTTCTCCTTACGCCAAGAAGCGCAACTTATACAGGGTCGAAAGATAAAGCTCAACGATATTATCTATCAGTTGTTGCAATGAAGTGTCGGTTTTTTCGCAAACCTCATAGCGCCCAGCTTCGATCTCTGCAAGCTGGTCTGTCAGAAACTCGATGATGTTGGTCGTTTTCTTAGCGCTCATCAGGCTGATTGGCCCGATCAGGCCATGCCTGCCTTGGTAGGCTTCGGCAAACGCATCAGCAAGGTCAATAATCTCATCGTAGAAGGTATTGAGCGCCATGTGCTTGCTAAAGCTGCGGGTGTTCAGATGCACGGAATGTGCAACATCCCGAGCCAAAAACAGCATCCCTACAAAATCGTTGCATTTCATTGTGGCATTCCTTGTTCAGCCTGTTCAGGCATCATCTCATTTTGCTCACGGCCTGGCATCTCGCCCACCAGATCGCCGCTGGTGATCATTCCATGCACCGTGCCCATGACAATCTCTTGGATTTGCTCTGGTGACATCGATGCCTGCACAGCCGCAATGCGCTTAGTCTCGGCCTCGTATGCCTTGACCTGTGCCTCAAAGTCTTTGCGCTCCATGTCTTGAGCCTCAATCGACTTGCCGACATTCTTGATCATCTCATGCATCTGATCCATCTCTTGGCCCATCGCTTGAATCTGCTGCTCTGCGGCCTGCAACTCTGGCGACTTGTCGCCGTCTTCCATGAGCTTAGGATCAATGGTCTTGGCAAAGCGTTTGGCCATCTCTTGAGCGCCCGGCCAGTCCATGTTCTTGATGAACAAGTCACCGGCAACAGCCCACAACTGTGGGTTGCCTTGCAGGAGCTGCGCCATCGCTTCCAGCGACTCTTGCCGCTTGGTGGCGTACCCAGGGCCTGTGGTCACGACCACATCGTACTTGCCTACTGCTGGGTTGTAAATCTTGTCAATCGTGATGCCCTGCTCGTCAACGATCCGCTTGACGGGTTCTTGCTGCATGGGGTCAATCTTGGCCATGTCAGTCTCGCCGTCTTCGCCAATGATCCGAGCAATCCGCTGGGTATCGTAAATCTTGGGAATCAGGTCCACCAGTTGGCGGGTCACATAGCGCACCGCACGGGCTAAGTTGTCAACGTAATGGTATGTGCCGGTGTCCGACTCACGCTGGCGTGCAAGGATCGCCTTACCGCTGCGCTCGTTGCTTGCCATGCCCAAAGATGCGTTGTACTGGCCTGTGGTGTTCTTGATGTCCTCGGCTGCGCCCGACTTGGCCTGCAATAGACCGCTAGAGGCCATCGGCGGCTGCGCCCGTTGGGGTAGGGGCAGCGTTGCGCCTTGGCCATCTGTCACATCAGGGTTGACTTCCAAATACGGCCAGTTGGTCGTGTTCGCTGTCTTCCACTGTGTCTCATAACCCTCAAACTGACCGCCGTAGCCAATGAATGGCGCTTTGGGGGCCAGAGCCAGCATCTCAGCTTCTTGACTCACCCAGTAGTTGTACATCCTTTGGGCATCCTTGGCGTTACGCACAAGGCCCGAGACATATAAACGGCCATCAACTTCAAATTCGTTGCCTACCACCCGCACGACAGGGATGTGTTTGCCCGCCCAGTCACGCTCTTCAAGGATTTCGTAGCCGTTGATCTTGCAATACTTGACCTTGACCCGATCAGACTCACGGGTGCGGCTGGGTTTGCCGTAGATTGCCGTTAACTGTGCATCTTCGGGCGTGCCCTTGAACGCTGTGGCGTTGCCAGGATAGAGGTTCAGCGTTGCCTTGTCATGCTCGATGTAGTAGTAGTCGGCAATCCGCACGGTGTCTTCGTTGAGCCACTGCGACAGATTTTGATCGCCAACACCGAGCGATTGCAAGGTTGTGATCGGGGCCGAGTCAGGATACATCCTTTCGTAGTCTTTCTTGGCCACATCCTCAGTGATAAAGCACCAGCGTGCATCACTGCCGCATGGGTCTTGGATCATCGGGTCCATGTAGACGCTAAATGAGTTGCGTACACGGCCAATCTTGATGTCTTGGTCAAACGTATTTGCATCGCAGTATTCGGTCAAGACCCTGATGTAGCCTTCGCCGTAAGACACTTGATTTTCGCAGGCGGTGTCGTAAGCCACATCCGCATCGCTGATGTACTCGATGTGCCGCACGATGCCGTTGAAGATTTCGGCGACTTCAACGTCCCCTTTATCATCGGCTGGAATAACTTTGCCACTTGGCCTGTTTTGGCGTTGGTCATTGGTCACCTGCCTAACGTGCTGGGGCAACTTGTTGATCGTCAAGCACGGGCGTGCGTTGATCGTCTGTCCCTGCACCGCCCCACGGGTTGCAAGCACATCTGCTGGCCATTGCCAATGGTTATCCGGTGAGCCAGCATAGAATTTCAGATCGTCAATCTCGTCTTCACGACTTTCAGATAACGCCGAAATAGCCATTTCCATACGGCTTCTGGCAGTTGCCAAAATGTCGGAGTTGCTTTTGTCTTTGGTTGAGCCGCCGTTAGCGACAGCCCCCGCAGCGGCGATGCCTGTGTAGTCAGCCATTATTTCTTCTTCATTGGTGGTGCTGCGCGTTTGACGGCATAACTTATCGCCACGGCTTGCTTGACTGGCTTGCCAGCAGCGACTTCAGCCTTCACGTTCTTACGGAAGGCTTCTGGTGTTTTCGACTTAACAAGAGGCATGATTATCCTTTATGCAGGCAAAACATGAAGAATCGCAAAATTGATTTTAAGCGTATCTGTGTATGCATTGCTTGATACGTTGTCTAAATTGATTGTAAACGCACCATCGGTTACTGTCACCACGGCAATAAGGTACGCAAAGGTGGCAGTAGCGCCCGAGGCAATGTTCACAATAACTGTGTCTAGCGCAGACACTTGGCTGTTAGTGACAATAAACGCAACTTTAGCACTGGGAGCCATTTGTGCGTTGGCTGTTGTGATAGTCCCCGCCGTCTTGTTTATCGTAACGCCAGTGGCTTTGTTGTTTTGCTGAGTAACTGTCCCATAACCCGCATTGGTGTAGCCTAGTTGTGACGCAGCGTAGACCACAGTCGCATTGACCGTATCTGCGCCAATAATGTCTTGGTCAAGGTACGCAACGCCGATAGGTTTGGTAAAGCTCATTTATTTCTTCTTCGCAGTTTTGATACGCTTCACGCACCCATCCAAGATGTGATTGCGCCGCCGCCTTGGGCATTAGGGCGGCGTTTGGGTTCAGTATACTCCCTATGAGCGACAGGAAATGCAAACGTGACGCAAATAGCGTCAGCAGCGTCTGGAGATGCTAAACCCCTAGATTTCATGTCTTTCTTGCTCTCTAAGAAGATTGTTCCGCGTGAATCAGGCTTCATCATAGGCGAGATCAGGTCAGTTTTCAAGAACCGATCCAAGGGAATGCTGGCGCTTTTGAGCCACTCACGCATCTGCCCCCACATCTGCGCCCTCATATTGCCGTACATAATCGGGTTTTTAGACTTGTTGCCAAAGTTCACACCTTTGATCTTATATCGCTGTTCTTTGAGTCTGTCAACAATACCAGCCCCCAAGCCCCCCTCGTCGATCACCACCAGCGCAGGCTTGAACTCTTCTATCGCCTCGATCACATAGCCAACCACCGTCATGGTGTCGTCGCCCCTGTGGCGCATAATCTTCACGATGTCCCGCCCTTGGCGCACCGCAATCACCGTGGCATCGGCCCCAAACCGTGCGGGGTCCACGCCGATGATGATAGGCGCAGACAAATCCTTGTACTTGGGCCTTTGCATCGCATCATCGACGATATTGGCTGCGATAAACTGATCATCCCCCGCATCTGGGAACTGACCGTACACCTCAACGTGCGCCTGGGCCGAGTCAGGCCCGTATTCGTCAATAATTTGCTGATAAACAGCCTTATCCGTCCCCTCGACCTGCCTTGCATCGACTACTTTTGTTTGCCAAAACTCCCTTTTGGAGTTAAAACACTCGTAAAAATAGCCGGTATTGCGCCGTGGGTTGCTAAACGCCATCCAAAAGCGGTTTGGTGTGTTTTCCGTGAAGAAACCCGCCGTCACAGCCCAGATTGAGTCATCTATACCGGACGCCTCGTCAAACACCACCAAAACACCGTCGTAGTTGTGTACACCAGCGTAGGCGTCGGGGTTCTCTGCCGACCAAAGCCTGCCCTCGACGCCCCAGTAGCGTGTACCCTTCTTCAAGTCGCGCTCGACCAGCTCGGTCAGCCACTTTGCAGGCATCACCCGTGTGGCGCTTACCTCAAACCAGTGGCTGTTCATCGACATCGCCAGCCACTTGGTGATCTCGGCCCAGGTGATTGATCTGAGCTGGGACTCCGAGTTAGCCGAGATGATGGTTGTCGAGCCTATTCGGGTGCTGAGCATCCAGATCGTGATCCAACTGACTAGCGCCGACTTGCCAATCCCACGGCCAGAGGAGATCGCCTTGCGCAGCGTCTCAAAGTCTAGCGTGTTCTTCTTGATATGCTCGCTGATGTCCAGCAGCACCTCTCGCTGCCACTTGCGCGGCCCTGCAAAGTTCTCCAGCGGCGTGCCAGCCTGCCCCCAAGGGAACACCAGCATCACAAAATTGAACGGGTTGTCCTTGATTGCTGGCGCCCATAACTGCGCCATCAACTCTACTTCATCTTCAGCGCTGAATACGGTCGACTGCATCTTCTACCACCAATACTTGTGCGTCTATCACCCGCTGCTTTGCAATTGCCAGCGCCCCTGTGATGGATATGCGTTGGTCAACATCGATAGAGATAGCCTGCTTGGCCACCCAACCGTGCTGATGTTTCAAGATTTCTAGCGCCACCTTAGCGTCGCCGGACAGGGCGGCGTCGTGCATCACTTTAGACAAGGCGAGTTCCCCGTCGGCTTTGCCTTTAAGCGCTGCCAACTCAACAATGGGGTCTAGTTGCGTGAGCTGCCTGTACTCGGATGGCAACATGCCCGAGGCCAGAGCCAGCGTGTCGCCTTTGAGGCCCAGCTTGGCAGCGTCGTACACGGCCTTGAGCCGTGATTCTGTCGCCTCTATGCGGCGGGGTGTAAATGGTAGGGACTGGAACAAAAGGTTCTCCATGCAAGGCACGTTCGTGGATTCTATATTTTTTGTGGGTCATGTGGGTAACTTTTTTGGCTTTTTTAAGTCGGGCTGTAAAAAATAAAAAAATTGTTTGTGAACACTCCGCAGCCGTGACCTTCCGGCCTCGGGCCCTACCCACCCCCACCCTCGAAGTTAGTAAGCACTTACTTACATCCACCTGGTTAGTGAGCACTCACTTACAAGTTAGTGACCACTAACATGCTAAGTTAGTGAGCACTCACTTACATTTGTAGGTAATGTAAGCAATACACACATTACACACATTGAAGGTTAGTGAGTACTAACTAACTTGGCCTGGTAGCAAGCGCTTACTTACATCCTAGGGTTAACCCTAGATATTTGTAGGTAAGTGTGTAATGTAAGCAACCGGTTTTCAGTCGCTCCCAAACTACGGGTTTGGAGCTTGAAAGCGCTCACCTATGCATAACTGTATACCTTAGTATTACACATTATAAGAACTAAATTTAGATAAATATATATGCTTACATTACACACAACCGGCCCTGAATGAGTATCGGCGCACCTTCCAGCGTAAGCAATCGTATTCCCTTGCATTGCCTATGCGTTGCTTAATTTGCGCACAATAGTTATGCCGATTCTGCATAGTTCTATTGACAACCCAAGTCTTAGCGTAGTACATTAACTCATGGCAAAAACGCCATGCAAACCAAAGGTACAGTATGATATTCGCTTTCATTCCCAAGGCCCAATACACAATCGGGCAAGTTATCCAAGTGCACGGGCGCTCAATGCGCGTTGAAAGTTACACACACACGGGCCGCAACGTGATCGCGTGCACATTAGATAACGCGCCTAAATTTGAGCGCGTAGCGTGCATTTGTACCGATTCGCCCGCTATCCAAGGGGTGACAGTATGAAATTAACACAATGCCCTGACACAAAACTTTGGTATGTCACTGGATACATTACAGGCCGTAAGTATTGGGGTGCAACCGCCCGCGATGCAGAACAAAACGCCGCCCTTTATTTCTACCGCTAAGGCTAAACATGAAACACACAATCTTAGATGTTCTCGCCGCCGTTGCTATCGGCCTATCGCTTGCGGTAGGCGCTTTGGCTTATTTTGATGTACTTACAAAGTAACTTTAAGCGCTCTCAAAACGAGCGCTTAGGGGTAACTTGTTACCAATTCACTAAACTACTCTAAGGGGCTAAAAATGGAACGAATCACACCAACCGGCTATCAATTGATTGCCAAAGACGAGCGCTATGGTTTTGAGGTTTGGGGCACGATGGAGCCTAAAATTGTCGCTATGTCGTTTGGGGGCAAGCGAAGCAAACCCGATTGGCATTATCGGTTTAAAGACATGGCGCGTTTGCAGGCGCAAATTGCATCTACATTGGACGGTTTTATGCAACATGACGAGCGCAAGGCCGAGCGCAAGGCCAAGGCCGCCGCGCCGCATGATGTAAAAATTGGGGACATTTTTAGATCATCATGGGGTTATGACCAAACCAATATTGACTATTATGAGTGCACGCAAGTCATTGGGGCCATGATAGAGATTCGCGCTATCGCCCAATTGATTGAGGAAACCGATTACATGCAAGGCAAATGCACGCCGAGCAAGGGCCATTATATCGGCGAGCCTATGCGCAAGAAAGTAAACAACTACAACGGCGAGCCTAGCGTCAAAATCTACAGTTTTGCGAGCGCTTACCGCGTCAAGCCCATTGCCGTTATAGAGTCAATGCCCATTTACGCCGAGTCCCATTGGACGGCATACGCTTAAGGAGCAAGCACCATGAAAACCTATGAAGTCGAACTACGTTACGAATCTTATATGCATTACACGGTAGAGGCCGAAGACCGAGATCAAGCCGAAGAGCTTGCATTTGACCGGCTTAGAAGCGAAGGCGTTGACAGCACACGCTATGGAAGCTGGGATACTGATTCTATCGAAGAGGTGACGCCATGACTAATCTACAAACGGTGCTTGAGATACTTAATTCGGCGCTTTATGACCTAACTCAAGGCGAGCCAAGGGACGGCGTAGACGCTATTGAAGAGGCTATTAAACTCATTGAATGGATGCAATCATGATTGAATTTTCACACTCCGGCGTCAAAATCAAATGCAAGCCTGAAAACGCCGCCGATTATCGGCGGGCGATTGATGCAAAGCCGCCTAAAATTAGAACGGTTAGCGAAAAGCGCGATTATCCCAAGTGGCACCCCGAAATGCCAACGAGCGAATATTTGCGCTTATACATCGGTATAAATGACCGGCGCCGGATGATTGCGTGCTCGCATGACTGCGCGAACATTTACGATGTACCGGCAATGTATGACGGCGCTTTTCCTGAGTGCCTAGAAGAGCCGGACGCCGATTATCAAGCTCCAGAGGTCAAGGCCAAGCCGGTTAGAGCCAAAGATGACACGCCGCGCCTTAGAGCCGCTTTGCAAGCGATTGCAGGGGCCAACCCTCTATTAGA